CGGGCGCTTGACGCACATCACAGAGCTGATACACTCTCATTCGAGACGCACGTTTTTCAACCACTCCGAAAGGACGACACAGTGAAGCAAGTCACCATCTCCGAGCTGATCGCCGCCCGCATCGCTGCAAAGCGTATTGAGGACGAGGCGATTGCCGAACGGCGTGCCATCGACAAGGCGCTCGCCGACATGCTGCGCGATCCGGCCAAGCCGGAAGGCTCCGTCAGCCACCGCACCGAAGGGTGCAAGGTGACGGTCACCTTCAAGGTCGACCGCAAGGTCGACGGCGACAAGCTGTCGAAGGCGTGGGGCTCCCTCTCCGTCGGCGCCCAGGCAGCCTTCAAGTGGAAGCCCGAGGTGGCCGTCTCCGAGCTGCGCAAGCTGGAGCCCGCCGACGCCGCTGCCGCCGCGGTGTTCATCACCAGCAAGGAAGGCTCGCCGCAGATCACCATCGAGGCGGTCTAATCTCAGCCCCACCCGGGCAGCGCGAGCTGCCCATTTTTTCACCCGCCTACTGGAGACGAACCCATGGCGATCAATCTCACCTCCACCAAGGACAGCGCCGCAATCAACGGCCTGAAGTTCCTGGTGCACGGCCCGGCCGGCGCAGGCAAGACGAAGCTCTGCGCCACCACGGGCGAGCCCACCGTCATCATCTCGGCAGAGTCCGGCCTGCTGTCGCTGCGCGACTTCGACATCCCGGTCATCGAAGTCAAGACCCTCGACGCGCTCTACGAGGCCTACGACTTCGTGGTCAACAGCGCCGAAGGCCAGGCCTTCAGGTGGGTCTGCCTGGACTCCATCAGCGAGATCGCTGAGGTGGTGCTCAACCACGAGAAGAAGGTCGCGAAGGATCCGCGCCAGGCCTACGGCGCGCTGGCCGAGAAGATGACCGACCTGATCCGCGCCTTCCGGGACCTGCCCGGGCGCAATGTCTACTTCTCCTGCAAGCAGGAGCGTGCCAAGGACGAGCAGACCGGCGCGATGCTGTACTACCCGGCCATGCCCGGCAACATGCTGAAGCAAGGCGTCGGTTATTTTTTCGACTTCGTGGTCGCGCTGCGCGTGGAGGCGGATGCCGAGGGCAAGCCTACCCGCTGGCTGCAGACCAGCCGCGACTACAACTACGAGGCCAAGGATCGCTCCGGCAGCCTCGACATGTTCGAGTCCCCCGACCTGTCGGCGATCGCCGCCAAGGTCACTTCCACCACCGCCACCAACTCCTGAGAGGACACCCATCATGGCGCAGTTTCAATTCAACACCGACGCGGTCGAGAAGCGCGACAGCAACTACGAGCTCCTGCCCGCGGGCTGGTACACGGCACAGGCCACCGAGTCCGAGATCGTGCCGCTCAAGAGCGGCAACGGCCACGCCATCAAGCTGACCTTCGAGGTGCTCTCGAATGGCTACCGCGGCCGCAAGCTGTGGGTGCGCCTGAACGTGCGGCACACGAACCCGGAGGCCGAGCGCATCGCCCAGCAGCAGCTCCGCGAACTGTGCGAGGCCATCGGCCTGACCCGCTTCAACGACACGGTCGAGCTGCACAACAAGCCCGTGCAGGTAAAGGTGAAGGTCCGCAAGGACGACACCGGCCAGTACGAGGACCAGAACGAGGTCAGCGGGTTCAAGGCCGCCACCGGCGCGGCCCAGCCCGCCGTCGGCTCGGCGCCGCCCGCGCGCGCCGCCGCGCCCGCCCCCGCTGCGAGCTCCGCCCCGGTCCCGCCGTGGCAGAAGCGCGCCGCCTGATTCCCCAGCCCGGGGGCACTGCCCCCATTCACCAAAGGAGACTCCGAGTGAGCTTCACCATTGAAAAGAACGTGCCGATCCCCGCGTCCACCGCGGGGCGCGGGCCCATCTACCCGTTCGCCGCCATGGGTGTCGGCGACAGCTTCCTCGTGCCCGTGGCCGTCGAGGCGGCCGCGAAGCGCGCGTCCGGCCTGAGTCGCGCGGCGTCGGCGCACGCGAAGAAGACCGAGGGCCGCAAGTACACGGTGCGCAAGGTCAAGGACGAGGGCGGCGTGCGCGTGTGGAGGACCGCATGAGCCAGCCGATCTACAACATCCAGATGGTCGAGGGCGGCGTGCAGCTCGTGCTGCAGGCCCTCAACCAGCTCCCGCATGGCCAGGTGCGCGGCCTCTTCGACGAGATCGCCAGCCAGTACCGCATGCTGAAGGCGGTCAACGAGGGGCCCGAGCCCGAGCCGGCCGCTCCGGCTCCGGCTCCGGCCCCGGCTCCCGACTCGGAAGGGGGCGAGGCATGAGCACGCGCATCTACGCAGTCGCCGGGCGCGACAGCTTCCACCTCGTCGAGGCCAGCACGAAGGTCGCCGCCCTGCGCCACGTTGCCGAGAAGCACTTCACCGTCGCGGTGGCCAACCAGAAGACCCTGGTGGCTGCCATGAAGGATGGCGTGAAGATCGAGCAGGCGGGCGCCGAAGAGGAGCAGGAGCAGTCCTGATCCGTGTGGGCCCGCAAGGGCCTGCAGCGGTGAGGGTGGCGTGTGCGCACACAACACCGTCAAGAAAAGCTGAGATTGACGGCACCCTCACCCCTGCAACGACACGAGGAGAACCCTCCATGGCCGCCGTGCCCGAACCCATGCACACCACCGCCGCGCTGATCTATCAGGCCTACGAGTCGGACGCCGAAGACGGCCGCCGCCCGCACCTGGGGGCCAGTCTCATTGGCCACGCCTGCGAGCGCCACCTGTGGCTGACCTTCCGCTGGGCCCTGCGCTCGCAGCACCCCGGCCGGCTGCTGCGTCTGTTCGAGACCGGCAAGAACGAAGAGCCGCGCATGGTGGCCAACCTGCGCCGCATCGGTGTGCAGGTGCACGACACCGATCCGGCCGGCAAGCAGTGGACCGTGTCCGCTGTCGGCGGCCACTTCGGCGGCAGCATGGACGGCGTCCTGCTGGGCCTGCCCGAGGCGCCGAAGACCTGGCACGTCCTCGAAGGCAAGACTCACGCAGTCAAGAGCTTTGCCGACCTGCTGGTCAAGGGCGTGCGCGCCAGCAAGCCGCAGCACTGGGCCCAGATGCAGACATACATGGGCCTGTCCGGGATGGATCGCGCGCTGTACTTTGCTGTCTGCAAGAACACCGACGAGATCTACACCGAGCGGGTCGAGTTTGACCCCGTCGAGTTCGCCAAGCTGCAGGCCCGGGCCGAGCGCGTGATCAACGCGGCCGAGCCGCCGCTGCGTTGCTCGAACGACCCGAGCTGGTACGTCTGCAAGATGTGCGACTTCCACCCGCTGTGCCACGGCGACGAGGCGCCCGACGTGAGCTGCCGCACCTGCGCACACAGCACGCCGGAGACCGCCGGCGAGGGCGGCAAGTGGACCTGCCGCGAGTTCGGTGAGGTCGGCTACCTGGCGCAGCTCGAATCGCACCAGTGCGGCGCACATCGGTACATCCCGATCCTGCTGGAGCGCATGGGCACGCAGCACGACGTCGTCGACGGCGACGTGATCTACAAGACCGAGTCCGGCACCTTCCGCAACGGCAGCGGCCCGGGCGGCCTGAGCTCGCTGGAGATCAAGGCATGCAAGCAGAAGGTCATGCTGACCGACGCATCGCGCATCAAGGCCGAGCTGACGGCGCAGGGCTTCACGGCTGCGAAGGTGGTGGCATGACGCGCGAAGAGCTGGCCGCGCAGCACGGAGAAGACCTGCTGTTCCTGGATCCGCCCGAATCCTTCGACCGCTGCATCGTCGGCGTGGCGCACCGCTGCGGCATGGAGCCGGTGGTGGTGTACGACCAGGAGGAGGTGATCAACAGCCTGATGCTCGGCGGCATGGATCGCGAAGAGGCGGAGGAGTGGTTCAGCTTCAACACCGCCGGCGCCTACGTCGGGCCGCGCACGCCGATGTTCCTGATCAAGCCGGAGGCCGCATGAAGCTGCGCGACTACCAGGCCCGCGCGCTCGACGAGCTGTGGGGGTGGTTCGGCAAGCACGAGGGCGGCAACCCCATCGTCGAGGCATGCGTCGGCGCAGGCAAGAGCCTGATGATCGCAGCCCTGGCGCAGCGCGCTGACGCCCAGTTCCCCGGCACCCGCGTGCTCGTGCTCGTGCACCAGAAGGAGCTGCTGGAGCAGAACGTCGACAAGCTGGTGAAGATCTGGCCGACCGCGAACGTGGGCCTGTACTCAGCCGCGGCGGGCAAGAAGCAGCTCGGCTACCAGCTCACCTACGCCACGATCGGCAGCATCTACCGGCGCGCACACGAGCTCGGCCGCATCGACATCGTGCTGGCCGACGAGTGCCACCTGATCAACCCGAAAGAGACGGGCATGTGGAGGTCGTTCCTGTCCGAGCTGGCCCGGTACAACCCGCACACCCGCGTGATCGGCTGGACCGGCACGCCCTTCCGCGGCAACGGTGTGTGGCTGACGGCTGGCGAGGACGCGCTGTTCACGAACATCGCCACGCGGGTGACGATGAAGGAGCTGCTCGGCCTGGAGTTCCTGTCGCCCCTCGTGCCGGCACCGACCGTGGCCAGGGTCGACGCGCGCGACGTGCGCACCTCGGGCGACGACTACGTCGTCAGTGAGTTGGCTAAGGTCACCGACCGGGAAGACCTGGTCGAGGCCACCTGCCAGGAGATCGTCGAGCTCGCCCACGACCGCAAGCGGTGGCTGGTGTTCGCCGTGACGATCAGCCACGCCGAGCACGTCAGGGACGCGCTGAAGCGCCGCGGCGTGGCGGCTGAGGTGGTGAGTGCGGAGACCCCGAAACAAGAGCGTGCAGGCCTCATTGCGGCCTTCCGCGGGGGCAGGATCCGCTGCCTGGTGAACGTGGCCGTGCTGACCACCGGCTTCGACGTGCCGGAGGTCGACTTCATCGCGCTGCTGCGCGCTACGAAGAGCCCGGTGCTGTACGTCCAGATCGCTGGCCGCGGGATGCGCATCGCGCCCGGCAAGGAGAACTGCCTGTGGGCGGACTTCACCGACACGACCGTCGAGATGGGGCCGGTCGACGAGGTCAAGGGCCGCATGCCGAGCGCCAAGGGCAAGGGCCAGGCGCCGCACAAGCTGTGCCCTGAATGCGGCAGCCAGAACCCTGCAGCCGCGCCGCAGTGCGTCGACTGCGGCTACCTGTTCCCCGAGCCCGAGCGCATCAAGCACACGGCGCAGGCGTCCAACGCGGCCATCCTCAGCCAGCAGCGCAGCTCGTTCGAGGTGGTGCCTGTCACCGAGGTGCGCTACCGGATGCACCACAAGTTGGGCAGCACGGAGAGCCTGCGCGTGGAGTACTACGACGGGATGATGTGCGCGGCCAAGGAGTGGATCTGCCTGAGCCACGAGGGCTACGCGCGACGCAAGGCGGAGTCCTGGTGGAAGCAGCGCTCGAAGATCGACGAAATCCCTGTCAGCGTCGGCCAGGCCCTGGAGTGGTTGGAGTTCGACGACAAGATCCTGCGCGCGCCGGCGGCCATCATTGTCAATCGCAGCGGTCAGTACCCGACCGTTGTCTCGCACCAGTGGGAGAAGGTAGCAGCATGACCAACTACAAAGTGCGGGAGCTGCTCTCCCGCGTGAAGACCGTGAAGTGCGATCACACCCTCACATACAGCGCAATCCTGCAGCTCCGCGCGCCCGATCCCGAGCGCCAGGTCAGGATGCTCATGGCCGACAAGGTGGCCCACGCGATTGCGGGCGACATCCTGAACGGCGGGCTCTGGTCGAAACGGCACGAGCCAGAAGGCGAGGTCTTCAGCGTGCGCGGCCACTGGCTGACCTACGAGCAGCTCTATCTCCTCGTCGAGGAGGCCTACAGCATGGGGCGCACCGAGCCCGTTGCGTTGACCTTGCCGAGCGCGCCATGAACAAGGCCGAACTCAAGATCCGCGTCGAGCTGCACGAGCGCGAGCTCAATAGGTTGCGCTCGATCAAGGTCCAGTGTCAGAGCTGCGACCACTACTGCTTCACCACTCTCCCCCGCTGCAGAAAGTTTGAGGTCACCATCCCACCAGAGGTGGTGGCGGCCGGCTGCGACGAGTGGACCTACGACTTCATCCCCTTTTGACCATGAGCGCAAACGAGATCCAGGTGGCGGGCAGCCACTACAAGACCCAGGCCATTCAGCCGTGGGACTATGTCGCGGCCAACGGCCTCGGCTTCTTCGAGGGCAACGTCGTGAAGTACGTCACCCGCTGGCGCGACAAGGGTGGGGTCGAGGACCTGCGCAAGGCCAGGCACTACATCGACAAGCTCATCGAGCTGGAGACCAAAGACGCCCATCACCCAGCGGGCCGCATCAATGCTGGGCACAACCCCTGAAAGTTAGAAGCGAAGGAAGCACCGATGTTCAACGTCCAATCCCCCCGCACCGACGATAGTGCAATCGAGCAAGAAATCCGAGCCAAGGGCCTGACCGCGCCGCGCGTGACGCCGGCCGACATCGAGGCGAACATCGCCAGCGAGCGCTACTTCACGGCGGCGCAAGGCGTGGTTGGCTCGGCCGTGTGTGCAGAAGACGAGGACAGCGTCCCCATGCTGACCACGGACAGCCCGCTGCACCTCCTGACCTTCTGCGTCCTCGTGCTGAAGAACGGCTTCACCGTCACGGGCGAGAGCGCGTGCGCCAGCCCGGAGAACTTCGACGCCGAGATTGGCCGCAAGATTGCCCGGCAGAACGCGGTCAACAAGATCTGGCCGCTGATGGCTACGAGCTGCGCAGCAAGCTGGCCGCACAGGGGGTGTGACATGAAGCGCTACATCGGAACAAAGATCGTCGCGGCAGAGCCGCAGTCCGTCGACGGCCGCGATGGCTACAAGGTCGTCTACGCCGACGGCTACACGAGCTGGTCGCCAACGGCTGCTTTCGAGCAGGCCTACCGGCCGACGGACTCGCTGACCTTCGGCCTGGCCATTGAAGCTCTGAAGATGGGCCTCAAGGTCAGCCGGGCCGGCTGGAATGGCAGGGGCATGTGGCTTGAGCTGCAGCGCCCCGATGCGCACAGCAAGATGACGCTGCCCTATGTGTTCCTGAACTACCCGGCAGACGCACAGAACACCCCCGGCGCTCGCGTGCCCTGGCTGGCCAGTCAGACCGACATGCTGGCAGAAGACTGGAGCATCGTCGAATGAGCGCCACCTACGCCATCGCCAACGTGCAGCACGCCCTTCAGGCTCTGAAGGAGAAGATCCCCCCGGAGAGGTGGAGCGAGACCCCGCTGCCGGTCATCGCCGCGCCAGGCTGGTGGATGGAAGAGGTCAGGAAGGAGATGGGCGTCGCGCCCGGCTTCGAGCCTGGCGAGATCCACGGCTGCCACGTCACTCGGCAGG